ATAATTTGTGTTGCTATAGTACCAACAAGCCTGGTCATTCTTTCAATATGCTTCATTTTAGCATCTTTTTTTATAATAAGCGAATCATAAACACTATTTACCTTTCTTTGAGCACCCACAGTATAAATTTGACTTAATTTGTTTATAAACCTTCTGGTTATATTAGCATTATAAGGAGGAACTTCTTTAAACTGGTCTGCCTGGAAATAATTCTGTATATACTTTTCTATTTCAGTTCCTGAATAAAAGTCCAATAATTTACGAACCTCTTTTCGTCTTTCTTTAGATTTAAGCAGTTTTGCATCCTCAACTGACTTTTTAATTATTTGTTCTACTGACATTTGGGTGTTTATCATCTTGTGCTCACTTTTAATTGTTTGTTTTTAATTGGAAATCTGTTTATAAAAAAATATCGAACCATATCCATTCCATGATCTGAATAACCATCTTTCATAGGTTCTGGTTTTAAGGGTTTACCTTGTTTTTCTTCTGGGTATCTATACATTTCGAAGTCTTCTGCTGTTCCCT